ATACCCCGGCGCACCGTCGGAGCTCGGGAAAGACAACCTCGCCGTCGGGATGCCCGGTGCTCCCGGTGCCGCGCCAGCGGAGCCCGTCGCAGACACGGACCTGAACGCCCCGCCCGCTGTTGAGGGTGGCGAGAACCTCGGCCCCGAGTTCTCCGGTGTCCTCGTCATTGAGGGGCAGCCGACCGGCGACAAACGCAAAATCAACGCGGACGCCCTGACGTGGCGCGACCCGCCACTGCCGTTGATGCTGCTCGCCACCGAGACGCATGATCCAGAGGGGTTCGACATGAACGACCCCGCCGTCATGGCTGGCCGAATCGAGGTGATCGGCCGAAGCGCCGGCGAGGGCGGCACGCAGCTCATCCCGTTCAGCGGCCACTTCCTCGCCACCGAGGACGGTATGTACGCCGCAGAACTCACCGAGCAAATGGGCCGCATGGGTGTCAGCGCAGACATCTCCACGCAGGACCGTGAGGTCACAATCACCGACGTCGATGACTACGGCATGCCGATCGACGGCGAAGAAACGATCACAGAGGGGATCATCCTTGGCGCTACCGCCTGCCCGTACCCGGCGTTCGCTGGCTGCTACATCGTGCTCGGCGACGGCACCGACCTACCGGACGCGAAAGCGATCCCGCAAGCCGCCGAGGCACCCGCGGTTCCCGGCAAGCCCCCCACCGTCGTGGCTGCCGGCGGACAGTTGATCCACTGGATGACGTACGAGGAGTGCGCCGCGTGCGATGAGGGCATGGAGGTCATCGTCGCCTCCGGTGCCGGGCCCACGAGGCCCCCGAAGTCATGGTTCGAGGACCCCTGCTTCACCGAGGGCGACGACCGGCTAGTCGAGATCCTTGGCCTCAACGGCCGCCGGGAAGACAAGTACGCCTGCCCGATCACCGTCACCGCCGACGGGCGGCTGTACGGCCACCTGGCGCCGTGGGGTGTCTGCCACTCCGGGAAACCCGGTTGTGTCACCGCGCCACCATCCGCAGCGGGGTACGCGCACTTCCACCACGGGCACCTGCTGACCGCGGAGGGCGAAAAGGTCCGCGTCGGTGCGCTGACCGCTGACGCCGCGCACGCGGCGCTCAAGCTCCATGCTGCCGCTGCGATGGCGCACTACGACAACACCTCGACCGTCCTCGCCGACGTGGTAGCGGGAGACGACGAGTACGGCATCTGGCTAGCTGGCGCTGTGCGACCCGACGCGACCGAGGAGCAGATCCGCACCGCGACCTCGCGGCCACCATCCGGGGACTGGCGGGAGATCGGCGGCCAGCTCGAGCTCGTCGCCGCGCTGTGCGTTCCGGTCCCGGGGTTCCCTCTCGCCGTGGTCGCTCACGGCCATCAGCGGTCGCTCGTGGCGTACGGCGCGCAGGTCATGGACAGGCTCCGGCCCACGGAGACACAGCCCGTGGACTTGCTGGAGATCGCTCGTCCTGTGTTGACACGACTTGTTCACAGGGACGCGCGCGAGCGCATCGCCGCACTTGGCTAACACTCACCGTCTACCTGACCTTGAAGTTATGTCGGTAGACGCGCTACACTGCGACTAGCTGCGACCACGGGTCGCTCCTAGACGCTGGGTCACGGACCCGGCTTCGCTCTCGACAACAACCCTTCGAGCACTAGGAGCAGGCGCCGTGGATGAGATTCGTGAGCTGATAGGCAGGCTCGGACAGCTAACCGACGAGGAGTTCACGCACCTCACCGACCTCGTCCGTGCACAGGCAGGCGAGGTCAAGGACGACGACGTCTCCGACGAGGCGACCTCGCTCCTGAGCGAGCTAGCGGATATCACCGACCAGATCGTCGCGGAGAAGACCGCCCGCGAGACGAAGGCACAGGAAGGTATCGAGGCGCGCCAGTCTGCCCGCGAGCGGATCAGGGCCATCGAAGCGCAGGAGGAGCCGGAGGGCGAGCCCGCACCGGAGGAGACCCCGGAGGAGGCTGAGGAGGAGAAACCGGACCCCGAGGCCGAGGAAACCGAGGAGACCCCCGAGGGCGCCCCGGCACCCGAGCCCGTCACCGCAACAGGCGCCGTGCAGCGCCTGGCACGCCGCGGGAAAGCCAAACCCTCCCCCGAGGCGGCACCGGAGCAGCCCAGGGGTGTCCTGACCGCCGCCGCCGGCTACCAGGCAGGCCGGCCGATCACCGACCGCGAGGATCTCGCGCAGGAGATGATCCGCCACCTGAACCTCCTGGACAAGCGTGGGCCCGCCGGGAAGGTGATCGTCGCGAGCGCCCAGCTCGAGTACCCCGAGGACCGGAAGGTCTACGATGGCCCGAGGGACATCGAGATCGTGGAGCGGATCTGCGGCCCGAACGCCGAGGCATACGACCCCCGCACAGGCCAGGGTCTCGGGAAATCACTCACCGCGACGGGCGGGATCTGCCAGCCCGTAAACGTGGACTACGCGGTGCCGACGTGGGCGACTGCGGACACGCCGATCGTCAACGCGCTCCCGTCGTTCGAGGCGACCCGCGGCGGAATCAGGTTCGTCCAGCCCCCCGACATCGCGGAATGGGAAGGCGCGACAGGCATTTGGACGGAGGCCACCGACGCTGAACCCGCCGGGGCGACGAAGCCCGTGAAGGTGCTCGCGTGCGGCAACGAAGAATCCGCCTATGTCGAGGCCGTCTCGACGCGCATCGGGTTCGGCAACATGCAGTCCCGGTTCGCACCCGAGCAGGTCGCGGCCAACACGGACCTCGCGCTGGCCGCGGCGGCACGTGTCCGGGAGGAAAACCTCTTGAACCTCATCGAAGGGCTCTGCGTCAAGAAACTCGAAACGGCACAGCACCTCAGCTACGCCCGCGACCTGATCGCCGCCGTGGACTACGCCCTCGCGGCGTACAGGAACCTCCACCGCATCCCGCGGAGCCAGGCGTTCACCGCGATCTTCCCCGAATGGGTCAAGGACCTCATCCGCACAGACATGGCCCGCGAGCAGGCGCACGACAATGGCGGCTCGTTCAACGTGTGGGAGATCACCGACGAGCAGATCGAGAGCCTCTTCTCGATGCGTCACGTCAACGTGATCTGGCACCTTGACGGACAGAAGGAACCCACCTCCAAAAACTACAAAACACAGTACTGGGCGGCCCCGGCTGAAGGCAAAAAGCTCGATGAACTCCTCCCGAACGAAGTGCTCCCGTGGTACTTCTTCCCCGAGGGTACCGTCCAGCGCCTCGACGCCGGACGCCTCGACCTCGGCGTCGTCAGGGACTCCACCTTGGATGCCACGAATGATTACGAGACGTTTGTAGAGGTGTTCGAAACCGTGGTGAAACGCTCGTTTGCGAACGGTGTCTGGCAGATCCTCAGCTCGCTGAAGGCAACCGGCGGCTCCGCCGCCACCGTCACAGCGGTCGCACCGTAAAGAGAAGGCCGAGCGGACTAAGGGAGGGATCACGGGATGACTGCGACCAATCGCCTGGCGGTCGTCGTACCCGCGATCCCCCCCCTGCCGCCCACCCTCAGCCTGCTCAACAGCGCACTCAGACCCGACAACACGAGCGACCCCGACATCGGCGGGTCGCTCAAGGCGATCACCGCGGAGCAGTTGGCCGCGCTCCCCGCGGGCCTGCGCCAGGAGCTGGAGGCCCGCGAGGGCGACGCCTGGGTCAGGGGCATTACCTACGCGCCCGAGAACCACTGGGCGGTCGAGCTACGCGACGGGTGCGACACGACCTCCGTGGATGCCCCGTCGATCCCGGCGCCGAAGAAACTCGAAGGCACCGCGAAAGCCGGCGGCGGCACCGTCCCCGCCGAAGCCCTCGAATACGCCGTGACCGCGGTCAACGCGAACGGCGAGACGACCGGCTCGACCATCCTCAAAATCACGCCACTACTCGAAGGCATCGTCGTTCTCACATGGGAGAAGTCGAACGACACCGCCGAATACCGCGTGTACCGCTGCAAAGGCGGCGTCAAAAAACCGCTGCGGATCAAAGGCGCGAAAGTCGCCGCGCCAACCGAGGAGACTACGCTCACCGTTACCTACACGGACACGGGCGAAGCAACAGAAGCGGGGAAAGAACTCCCGACGTCGAACACGACGGGTGGCAAAGGGACATACACGAACCTGGCGATCGTCACGGCGATCCCGTATGTGCTGGAGGCGATCGACCGCTGCACCACATTCGGTTTCGAGGAGCGCGATTTCAAGGGCCGCGCTGAACGGCTGCTGGAGAACGGCCAGCACCAGGGTTTGGAGAAGGAGTGGTGGTCCGGGGCGCTAGCTCAGGCGAAGGAACTCCCCAACATGTATCTGACGAAGAAAGCGGAAACGGGCTGGACCCCGGAAAACCTCACACCATCCGGCGGCGCAGCATCGGTTGTCCGTGGCTTGCAGATCCTCCAGGACGCCCTCGCCGAATGCGGGTTCGGCGGTATCGGCATGATCCACGTGCAGCGCCAGACGGCCACAAATGCCTTGACCGTCGCCGACAGCGACCCGCATTTCACCGTCAAGGACAACAAGATGTACGACCTGTTCGGGAACCTCATCGTGCCCGGTGTCGGCTACAACGGCAAGGTCGGATTCGAAGGCAAAGAAGCCAAAGAAGGCAACGCCTGGATATGCGCCACCGATCTCGTCGCGGCCCGAGTCGAGGACAAGCCGACGATCTTCACTCCGACGTTCGCTGAAATGACGGACTGGGGGCAGGCCGGGGAACCAAACACTGTCACGACGCGCGCAGAGAAGTTCGGCATCGCCTACTCGGACGGTGCCTGCGGCCCGTTCTGGGTTGAAGTGGAACTCCAAAAATGACGACACGAGGAGCAATCGCATGTCCGTACTAACACCAGGCGCGAGCATCTTCGTGAAGGCGTTCCGCGTCGCTAAGCTCACCGAAGAAGGCAACATCGTCGCTGGCGCCGAAACGATCGCTACGAAAGACGGCATGAAGCTCACGCTGACGCCCGTCATGGAGACCGGCGCGGATATCGTCAACAAGAACGCGAACGACGATATCGCGGCGATGGGAAAGGCCGGCGACAAAATCAAGTATTTCACCGTCGCGCTGGAACTCGCGAAGCCCGACCCCGCGCTGGAAGCGATGTGCTGCGGCGGCACGCTCGTCGGCTCCACGGCAGCGGCGCTCGGCGAACCGTCAGGGTTGAAAGTCGTGCCGCAGGAAACGCTCGGGTCGCTCGCGAAAGGTACCTACGGGTACCGCGCGACCCTTTTCAATGCCTTCGGTGAGACGCCGGCCGAGGCGGACGTGTCAGCGACAGCGGCAGCGACGAGCCCGGAAAACATGATCGTGCTGTCCGGGGTCACGATGCCCTCGGGCGCCCTCGGCGTGAACATCTATGGGCGCACGATCGGCCAGGAGCAGTTCATCGGCTCGATTCTCAACATCGGCAGCCAGACCGCAGGGACGATCCTCGCAAAAGCGGTGAAAGCGAACACCCCGACAAAAATCAAAGTGACGGCCCTCACGGAATCCATCCAGAAGGGCACAACCTTCCAGATCACGGGGGACACAAACACCCCGAAGGTAACTTTCAAGGTGCTGGCGTTCGCCGCGAAGGGCACCGTCGAACTCGAAGTCGAAGCGAACGCCGAAGTCCTGACCGAAATCAAAACGGCGGTCATCATCCCCGTCCTCGTAGACGCCGGTACTGTCACACCGAACGGGGCGTTCCCGACAACGGATAGCACGGCGGGTCCGGGTGAAAACGTTGGCTACCAGGCACCGGAACTCGGGCCAGTCGCGAACCCGGCCGGCGTGTCGATCGAGGCATTCTCCTACAGCTACCTGGAGGGCAACCCCTCCCCGACGCAGCCGTTCTGGTGGTGGGCGATCCCGCGCGTGCGGTACATGCACATCCAGCCGAGGGATCTGACGAACGCGAACACCGCGACGATCATGGAGGGCCAGGCATTCCAGAACCCGAACTGGGAAAAAGGACCCTCCGGCTACTACCCGGCGGATACCACGAAGGCGTGGCAGCGGATCAGGTGCGGCAAGCAGATGGTGCCTGCCACATCCTACGAACCGACCCTCGCCGTCGCGTAAGGTCCAATGCCGACACCCCGGACAGGCGCGTGCGCCCCCTGGGTGTCGGCCCCCACCCTCGAAGCCCTCCCGACCATCAAGGCGAAGATCGAAGCTCTCCTTGAGAAGGGGACAACGCGGGAGGAAGTAGAAGCACTGTGCGCGAAATGCGCCACAGCAGCGAGTGACGCGCTGTACGAGAAATCGGGGAAAATCTTCCCCGGCCAGTGCGGCCCTGTGACCGTCAGGCCAGTCAGCCGGCCGACGGATATCGACACGCGGGCGTGGGGCGCGACGCTCTCCACCGTGGGGTGGGTCGCATCGCAGGGGTTCGCGTCCGCGTACGGGTCATTCAACCCCGCCGTGTTGGCGCACTACGGGACACTGGAGCCACCGCAGATCGAGCTGCCGTACCCCGTCACCGAGATCATCCAAGTGAAGATCGACGGAACGGTCATCCCCGCCGATGAATACGAGCTGCGGGACTTCAAGACCCTCGTCCGCCTCCGGCCATCCGCGAGCGCGATCCCTACCGCCCGCTGGGGATGGCCCACGAGCCAGATCATGGACCTGCCGGACACCGAACCCGGCACGTTCAGCGTCACATACATGTATGGCAACCCGCCACCAGCCGGGGGGCTGCTCGCCGCGGAAAAGCTCGCCGAAGTCGTGCTCCTCCCGAAGCTCGGGGACACCACGCACTACCCCAAGCGCGTCACGAACGTCCAGCGGCAGGGCGTCAGTGCGATGGTCACAGACGTGCTGGACTTGGTGATGAAGGGCGGCACAGGGATCTACGAGGTAGAGCTGTTCATCACCACCTACAACCCGAACAAACTCAAGCGGCAAGCCGCTGTCTGGTCGCCGGACCTCGGACGCCCCGGCCGGCGGACCGAACAACCCTCCCTCCCCTAAGCACAAGGAGCTCGTCATGTCACTACCCATAGGTCGCCTGGTCCGTGCGGGCGCCACAGACCCCGAGATCGCCCAGCTCCAAGCCGAGCATGAGGAAGCCACCCCGGCGGAGCGCACGAGCCTCCTCACGCGCCTGGAGGGCATCGTGGACCAGGACATCCACGAGTGGCTCCAGAAGCTCCGCGCGGATGGCCACTTCGGCAAGCCAGCCCAGGCGGAGACCGAGGAGGAGACCCCGGAGCTCGAGACCGAGAAGCCTGCGGCGAAAACTAAGTGAGCGTCCTCGAACTCGGCCGCAAAACACTCACACTGTTCGAGGCCCAGCTAGAAGCCCAAGGCGTCGAACTACCCAAGGACCGTCGGTACATAGGCCCCGGGGTCCTCCCGGCGTGGGATGGTGAACAGCTCACCGTCAACCTTCAGCAGCTCACGCAGGGCAGGCCGGGCGCCCCGTTCGTCGGGACGTACATCTCGGGTGCGGAGACGTTGCAGGCGCAGTTCGCTGTCAGCCTCGTCCGGGTGGTCCCGGCCCTGGAGGCCGAGGGGCAGCTTGAGGCGATGATCCCCGAAGCCGGCGAACTAAGCGCGTCGGGTGAACAGACCATCACCGACGCGGAAGCCCTCATGGATGCCGCGGTCGCGATCCATGCCGCGAACACCCTTGTCGAACAGGGGAAGGGGTTCGCGATCGACGGCGTATCACCGATGGGACCCGAGGGTGCCCTGGCGTGCAACCGGCTGCTGTTCACCGTCTCGCTATAGGAGAAAGGGGGGGTGCGATGGGAGGGCTAGAGGGAGGCTCAAGCGGTGGAGGAGGAAGCGGGCTGACCAAAGCCGAAGTCGAAGCCATCGCGGCCACCGCGAAGGGCGAAGCCGAAGCGAACGGCACCCCCGCGATCACAGCGACCGGCGTCGTGTATGTGACGCCAGCGGGGAATGATTCCCATAGCGGTAAGGGCTGGTCCACTGCGAAGCTGACGATCCCTGCGGCGATCAGCGCGCTGCCGTTCGGCGCGGACGGCGTGACGCGCAACGGCATCGTCGAAGTGGGCTACGGGACGTGGGAAGTCGCAAGCAGCGCCCGCAAGGACAAATGCAAACTAAAAGCCGCGTCGGCGGTCATCGAAGACGCGAGTATCAAAACCTCAGACCTTGGATCGTTCATCGTCAACTCGGCGCACATCCAGGAATTCGCTGAAATTATCGAAGTGACCGAAGGCGTCTCATTCAAGGTCAACCACACCACGGCGTTTACCGGCGAAGAAGAACTGACCATCGCGAAGCCGGCGATCCTGCTGCCGGAGGGTGTCAGCCTTCGTGGCCGGGGCCGTATGAATGGCCTGGAATCCGGGGAATCCAAAAACTACCCTACGCTCATCAAGGACACCGGGACCGGGGTCACGATCATCGGTAAGAGCGGGACCGGGGCAGGGAAAGAACTCCCCGAAAACGCCTCTGCGGCACGATCGGTTCTCGAAGACATGACGGTGCTCGGCAGCTCCAGTAATCTCGTCGGGTACGGCATAGCGAACTGCTGGGGCGTGCGCATCAAAGGCGTGATGTGCCGCGAACACGGGCAATGGGGTATGTGGCTCGGAGAAAACGCGGGGGTGTTCGGGGAAATCACGGATGTCGAGTGTCGCAAGAACGGGTTCGCGGGGCAGACCCTGGAAAGCGGTGGCCTGTATATGGCCTCTCAGCCCAATGTCTTCACCGTATCGAACGTGCGTTGTATCGCTAACTACGGGTACGGCGCCAAGGTCTGCGGGGTGGTGCTGACGGGGTGCATCCTGTCCGGCACCGAAGCCTCAAGCCACAGCGAAACCGGCGTTGGGCTCTTTACCTCCGGTGCCGAAGGCAACGGGACCGTCACGTTGAATGGGTGCTGGCTGGAGGGTAGCTCTAAGTCGCATATCAAATGTGGTGCGGAGCAGGTCAACATCACAGGCACAATGTTCCAGGGTCTCCATGAAGGCGTCACAACACCATACGCCATCGAATCTGGCTCCGGTGGCCTGTCCCTTGAGGGATGCTATTTCCAGAACCAAGGGGAAGGCTCAATCAAGGAGGGCTCCTCGGAAGGCCCCGTCTCGTGGAGCAACTGCGCGTGCACCGATGCTCTGTGGATGAGCCGACATACCTACGCCAACATCCCGGGTCCTGGGGCGACGACGATCAAAACGTCAGAAGCGACCGGGACCGGGACCGTGACGAAAATCAAAACGACCCCGGAACTCAAAGTAGCCCTCCCCATCGGCACAACATTCCAGATCGAAGGCGACACGAACAAACCTAGGATCACGTTTAAGCTCACGAAAGAAGCGAAAGTCAAAGCGAAAGAACTCGAATTTGAAACGCTCGGGGTGAGCATCGGCACGACGATAGCTTCGGGTGCGATCGTCCTTGCCAACGGCGCACCTATGACGGGCAGCACGCAGAAGGGCGTCATCACATCTCCTGGTGTCCTGACTTCAGTCGCGTTGTCGAGCGGCGTGGCGTGGCAGAACACGACGGGCGGTGACGTGCGGATCGTCCTTCAGATCACCAACGAAATCCTGGGGACCGCCCTCATCAAGCGCGGGAGAACGTCCTCCCCGGAAACGTTGGGGACCATCGAAATGGGCGCAGCAGGCAAGGATGTCCGCGAGTTCTACCTGCCCGCTGGCTGGTACATCGAAGTCACGCTGACCAAAGCGACGTTTACCAGCCCCGCCGCTATACAGCCCGCCTAGGACAAAGGAGTCCCACAATGATTGTCACCGATCTTAGCCCGAACCCGGCGAAAGCAAGCCAGCAGATCACGACAACCGCGGCAAATCTCGGGGGATTCGCTTTCCGTGAGGTTACGGGCAAAGCCTCAGCGGTGGTAATCATCCGGGATGGCACGTCGAGCGCCGGGAAAGAGATAGAGCCAATCTCGCTGAACCCGAGCGAATCGACACGGGAACTTTACTGGTTCGGTAGCGAAGGCCCGCGTGGTATCCCGATCACAACCGGCGGGATCTACCTGGAAGTGGTATCTGGCGAAATCGAAGGCATGGTGATCTGGGAGTAAACCCCTGGGTCGGAAAGGTCACGGCATGGAACTCCCCCTTCAGCGCCTTGAGCAGATCGGCATGGAACCCGCCGAGGTGACAGTGCTTCAGCGGCTCTACTCGCTTGGTAGCGAGGTAGAGAAAGTCTCGATGCGCCAGTTCTTCGCCACGAAGGTCGAACAGGATCTCGCGGAATGGCTGGAAGGGCAGCGCGCCGTCAACCACTTTTCGATACCGCCAACTGCGGGGCCGGTCACTGAAGACGAGCAGGCGATGCTCGACATGTTCGTGTATGCGTGGATACCGCTCTCGCAGAAGGGGGCACCGGAAGGGGTGGCGACTTTGAGCTCAGGCGGCAAGATCCTCGAATCGGAGCTGCCGGAATCGGTGGTAAGCAGCAGTGCCGAAGAAGACGCGAGCGAAGTCGAAGGGAACCTCGAACCGGCGATACCGACTGGCAGGCGACTTGCGGGGTTCCTCTACACGATCAAGGGAGCGACGGTCTTGAAACCGCCCACGGGTGCGGCTGCGGGCTATAACGAAGTGAGCGTCCTGATCGTCGAGAACGCGGCGGGGAAACACACGTTCTCTACATCGGGCATTAACTGGATCGGTGCTGAACCCGTCTGGAATACCGCTGCGACAGCGGTCAACATCGTGAGGCTATTTACGATCAACGGCGGCACGACATGGTATGGCGAAGGAGTATCAACGGGACCGACTGGGGCTACGGGGGCTACCGGACCAGAAGCGGTCGGGACGAACAGGCTCCTCCTGCCTACCGATGTTGTTACCTACAAAACGCCCGAAGAAGAAGCCCACGAAGCCCGTGCTGCTCTCGCCGAGAGTATTTCTAGGATACGAGCCAACAGCAGTCTCCTTCTCACGAGCGGCACACCGCTCGTCGTCGCTATCGAAATCCCCGCGAAAACGATCTGCACCGGCCTTGGGTTCATGGTCGAAACGACCGAGGGGACGGCGGCGGACCGCACGCACCTATGGGTCGCGCTGCTGAACGCGAGCTTTGAACCGCTCCGAAAGTCTGCCGACTACACGTCCAGCACGCACACGCCGCTGGCGAGCAACGCCTTTATACATGCTCTCAAGTTCACGGAACCCTATGAAACGGGCAGCAAACCTGAATTGCTTTACGGGGTGCTCTGCGAGGTGATGTCCTCGACCAATCCCATCACAATCAAGACGGCGAATACCACTTCCTCATCGATGGCCGAACAGCCCCCGCGTACCTGTTTCCTTGGCGAAACGGGGCGTACTACTCCCGCGTCTCTCGCATCGCCGATGGTGCCTTCGGCGACCACGGCGCAGATGGCCTACATGGCGATCGTCTAATGCGTGGCTCAGGCGCAACGGCCGTTCGGGGACCGCTCGGCATCTACTCCTCTGCGGGAATCTTTACGCGCAACATCTCGGCACTGCCCGCAGCCTCCAATCAGGTCCCCGCAAAAAAGGTAGCTAACCAGCTCGCTTACGGCAGCCAAACATACGCCCACTGGTATGGGTACACGGGACCCGGTTATGGTCCCGGTAGCGGGGAATCGGGTGTCCAGCCGCCCTCGACGTTCGCCCCCTCTCTCTATGTGGTTCCCGCCGCCCAGCCGACGCAGAAAGTGACGCTCCTCGAACACGTCGGTGAAGACGAAACGCTCCGGGAAGCGTGGGAACACGTACCGATGCCGACACTCTCGCAGGTACCGTCGGGGAGCCTATGGACGCCTGAAGGGACCGACAAATGGGTCGCCGTGTGGCAGCCCTCGACAGGCCGCTACGACGAGTTTTGGAACACGGGCGGCACCGAAGGGGCCTGGACCGCGAAGTATGGCGGAACGATATTCGGGGTCAGCAACTGGGATGGCATCTTCACCAACGGCTGGGGGGTCCGCGCCACGGGCCTCGCCCTGCTGGGTGGCATGATCTCGATACAGGACATCATCGAAGTGCTGCTGGGCGGCCAGATTCAGCACGCGCTCGCCGTAGGGCTCCCCGTGACGGAAGCCCCGGGAGAAGAAGGCCCGATCGCTCCCGCTACGCGCCACGATGCGCAGGCAAACAACTCGTCGACGATCCCTAAAGGCTTCCCCGAAGAAGGCAAACCCAACCCAGCCGCAGGCACAGTCGATGGTGTTGCCGAGTCCAACTGGTTCCGGCTCCCACCCAGCGCCCAGCCAAGCGAATACGGGATCTCGGCCACCGTTGAACCACTCGCGACAGCGATTTTCATTGCGATGCGCGAATACGGCTTCTTTATAGCGGACAGCGGGAGTTCGGCCCCTCACATGAACGTGGAGTCGATGCAGTCCGCGGGGAGCCCGTACTCCTACGCCAAGATCAACCCGTTTCGTACAGGTACACCAGCCGAATGGAACCCCGGGAAATACAAATGGGCAGCCAGCCTAGTTGATCCGTCGTTGCCGCTCCTGAAAGAGGAACCGAAGAACCTCCTCAAAAAGATGCCGTGGCAGCTCATCGAACGCATTGAACCGAGGTCATCGTGACTGCCGCTATGCGTGATTTTCGGCTTTCGTAGCTACCGCCTGGGCCGTGGTAGATCCCGCGACGGACTGGAGGGTGCCCGACGGGTGCCGCTTGTCGCAGGCGGAGTGGGAAGTGATGCAGCAGCTCGTGAAGGGCCGCACGTACGGGGAGATCGCCGGGCTGCATGGCGTGTCGGTGTCCACGATCCGTACGCAGGCGATGGCGGCGTACCGGAAGCTCGGCGTACACAAAGGCGCGCAAGCTGTGCTGAGGATGCAGGAACTTGGGTGGATGGTCAAACCCAAGCCGCCACCCGAGGCGCTTGTTGCGTATCGGGAGACCGCGGACGAGCGCAAGGAGCTCGTCGGCTACCTGGAGCGCGCGGCGTGGCTCGCTGACAGGCTCTCGGAGCCCGCGTGGGTTCGCGTGCTGGAAGCGCTGGTGCAGCGGGCGAGGGAGGGAGCCGGACATGGGTGATGTACGCATAGTTTGGGACGGGGCACGGCTTGCCGAGCTGCTGCGATCCCCCACTGGCCCCGTCAGCCGCCATGTGATTGAGCGCGGAGAGATCGTCCGGCAGGCCGCCAAAGCGAAAGCGAACCGCGACACAGGTTGCTTGCAGGACTCGATCGTAAAGCGCATTGAGGAGGGGCCGGAGGGCATCAAGGTCAGGATCGTGGCAGACACGACTCCGTGCTCGCCGAGCCGCACCTCATATGCCCTGTTCGTACATGAGGGCACAGAGCCACATGAAATCGTCGCTAAGAACGCGCAAGCCCTGAGCTTTGACTGGCACGGGCAGCGAGTGTTCTTCGCGAGTGTCAAACATCCCGGCTACAAGGGGAACCCTTTCCTGCGCGACGCGCTGCCGTTGGCCGTCGCCTAAAAACTGGTCGCCGCCTTCGTGGTGGTATCAGACCCGCGGCTCCCTGGGAAGGGCGGCCGCGGAGTCTTCAGCCCTTCCCAACCAAAGGAGCACCAATGCCCAAGCTAGACCCCGTGGGGTTCGTAGAGAACCCCGATCAGGTAGACATCGACCCGATCACGATCCCGATCTGCGGCCTACACTTCGAGACCCGCGAGAACGTCTGCGAGGAGTTCAATTTCACCCCCGTCGCCTCGTGGGGCAACACGCTCGCGATGATCGAGGCCGTCGAGTCCGGCGAGGACAAGATGGCGTACAGCTTCGTGAAATGGCTCCGCAACGCACTGGTCGGCGAGAGCGAATACGAGCGGTTCGCGGCGTTCCTCTCAAGGCCGGATGTGCTGATCGAGTCGTCCACGTTGCAGGGTGCGATCACCGCACTCCGGGAGGCGTGGGCGGCGCGCCCTACGCTGCCGTCTTCCGGCTCTGCTGGTACTGGCGGCTCAACGAAGCGGACCTCAACGGCCGCCTCACGCGCCAGGGCATCACGATCGAGGAAGAGCCCGTCTGCACGGCGCTCGACCTGATCTACAGCCTGTGGATGGATGATCTCGTGCCGCTAGGGGAACCTCGCATCGCGGTCCGCCAGGAGCTTGACGAGCGGCTCGCCGCGCCGCTACCGACGACGAAGCCGTCCGAAGCCCAGGAGTGGGGCATGGCCCCTGAGCAGGTCGCGGAGGCCGAGCGATCGGAGGCCCTGTTGAGCCAGTGGGGTGGCCTGGAGGTGAGCGCCTGATGGTGGTCGGCGAGGCAAGCATCCTCATCACACCCGACATGCTCGGGTTCGACGCCGCCCTAGAGGCAGAGTCGCAAGGCGCGTTTGGGAGCTTCAAGAAAGACGCCGAGACCGCCGGGGAGGACGCCGGCGCCGGGCTCCGCACTGGGGTGCGCGACGAGGCCGGGAGGCTCGAGGGCGACCTCGGAGAAGCCGGCCTCGCGTCCGGGGTCGCGCTGCGGGACGGCATGAAGGACGGCACCGCGGGCCTAGCGGACGATCTCGGGGACGCAGGGGCCCTGGGGGGCGCCAACCTCCGCAAGGGCGTCAAAGACCACGCCGACGGGCTGGAGGACGATCTCGGGAAGGCCGGGGAGGACTCCGGCAGCGCGTACAGTCGCGCGCTGGACGCCGAACTGGAGGCCCGGCTCGGCGAGCTCGACGGGGAGGGCGAGAAGGCCGGCGGCCGGCTGTCGAAGGGGATCGGCAAAGGGCTCGAAAAACTCGGTGATGTAGTCGCCAATACCGGCCTCCCGATCGGTGGCTTGGGCTCCAAGCTCGACGAGGCCGGGAAGTCAATGCAGGACGCCGAGGGGCACTCCTCCAGCCTCAACGAGAGCCTCGACCACCTCGGCGGCTACGCATTGCTCGGGGTCGCCGGAGCTGCTGCCGTGGTGGGCGCTGTCGGCGTCCACCTAGCCGAGGGGATGCAGACCGCGGACACCTCGATCGCCAACGCGGAGGGTACCTCGGCGAGCTTCGCCAAGCACGTCGGCGACGACATGCTCTCCACCGCCGGGAAGAGCGAGTTCACCGGCGAGGCGATGACCAAGGCGTTCGCTGAAGTCGCCGGGCAGATGCAGGCCACCGAGCACCACACCCTGTCCGCCGGCGAATCCCTGCATTTCATGACTGCCGCCGGGCACCTCACCGAGGCGACACAGGGCGAACTCGGCGCAACGACCAGCGCACTCGCCGGGGTCATGCAGGCGTTCTCGCTGAAGACCAACGAAGCCGGCCATGCGGCCGATGTCCTCTACTCGGCGTCAGTGAAGACGCACACCCCGATCGAAGCCCTTGCTACCCAGCTTGAGAAAGTCCGCTCCAAGCTCGGCGATACCTCTGGCTCGATAGGCCAGCTCTCGGGGCTGCTGGTGGACATGACCGAGCACGGGATCACGGGCCGCTCTGCGATGACCGGCCTCAACACCGGGCTCAACACGCTGCTGAAGACGAGCGACGGGGTAGCGACCGCCGTAAGCCAGCAGAACACGGCCTATGACTCGATGAGCCCGAGCTTGAAAGCGCTCGCCAAGTCCTACCAAGATGGCGCGCTCACGAGTGAACAGTTCAAGAAGGAGACTGAGAGCCTGCCACCCGAGCAGGCCGCACTCGCCGAAACGTTCGCCAAGGCTTCCACTGCCGTCCAGGCTGCCCAGCTCAAGTACAAGGAAATGGGGTTGACGGTCTTCGACGCGCAGGGCAAGTTCGTCGGCATGGGAAGCATCATCGACCAGCTTCACCCCCGGTTCGAAAAGATGACCCAGCAGCAGCAGCTTGCTACTGCGGCGACATTGTTCGGTGCCGGCGCGGCGAAGCAGATGACGGCAGTCATCACGGCACAGCCGGGCGCGTATGCCAAGGTAACGGCAGAAGTCGAAAAGAAGGGGACAGCAGAAAAGGCCGCCGCGGCACAGTCCAAAACCTTGCATGGCGAGGAGGAAACTCTCAAGAGCACGTTTATAGACGTGGCGACAACGATTGGCGAGAAGCTAATCCCCATTGTCGCCAGCATGGTCAAAGAGTTTGTCACCGCATCTATGTTCGTATTGGAACACAAAGCGGTGCTGATCGCGCTCGCCGCCGTTGTAACGGGCGTGCTCGGTACGGCTATCGCCGTATTCACCATCAACAAGATGGCTGCGTTCGGTCAGTCTTTCATCAAAGCCGGGCAGACCATCGGCTTGTTCTCCAAGGAGGCCGTCGCGGATGTAGGCGAGGTCGAGGGCGCCCTGGTCGCCCAGGACGAGGCGGCCGCAACCGCGGCGGGGGATATGCGGGTGGCTTCCGGTCAGATGGTGCTCGACTTCGAGAGCGTCGGCACGGCCGCTGGGGAGACCGCCGGAGAGGTTGAGGCTGGCGCCACCGGAATGGAGGGCTCTTTCGAGGGCGCGGCGGCCGCTGCCGAGACGGCGAGTGGGGGAATCATCGCGTCGCTCGCTGCGATCCTCCCCGAGATAGCCGTGGTCGCCGCCGCCATCCTCGCGTTGAAAGTCGGGTGGGAAGCGTTCGAGGGGGAAACCCTCAGCGAATCCAAGGCGATGGACGAAAAGGCTCACAACTACAAGGGGCCACAGAAGGGGCATGGTTACTCTGAATCCCAAGCCGCCTACCTCGAAAAAGAGGGACTGTCGAAGAACGCTGCGGCGGGTGTTGTCGCTGGCTTCGGGGCGGAAGGTGGCACGCCCACCGCCGAAGACCCCAAAGAAGGCGCGTATGGGCTGGGGCAGTGGACCGCGGAACGCAAGGCGGCGCTGGCTGCCTTCGCGAAGTCCAAAGGCGAAGAAATCTCTTCCGAAAAGGCGCAGCTAGAATTTACCGCGAAGGAGATCAAGGAACGGGGGGAACTCGGGAAACTAAACTCGGCTGGGTCCCCGAAAGAAGCGGCCGATCTGTTCATCAAAAACTTTGAGCGGCCCCAGAATGACGCCGAAGTGGAAGGTCGCGTGAAAGCATCGGGCTCCTCGCTCGGCGGTTCAAAGCACGCGGCGGCGACAAGCCACAACACGGCTGCCCTCGAAAGACTGACTCACGTAATTTCCACACCCAGCTCGCCTACCGCTGGCGTGGGACACCCATCTGCCGGTAAAACCCTGAGCCCCGAAAAGGAACAGGAAAAGGCTACCAAAGCCCAGGAAAAGGCAGCGCACGAACACGAAAAAGAGGTAGCGAAGCAGGCCAAAGAAGAAGAAAAGGCGAAGAAGGCCGCGCTTGCCGCTGAGGTGAAGGGCCAGGAAAAGGCGCTGGGTGATTGGGTATCCAAGACGCTCGCGGAGGAGACGAAAGCCGGCGCGGTCCGCCGGGCCGGGATCGCGCAGGAAATCACCGAACACAAGCAGTTCATCGCCTCCATGATCGCCGACGAGAAGAAGGGCGCCACGGAGAAGCAGGCCACGCAGAAAGCGCAGGCCGCACAAGAAGCCAGAGAGCAGGAAGCCGGCGAGAAGGAACGCACGAAGCTGACGGAAGCAATCACGTCCAAGAGCCTATCCACCCTGAACTCGGCGTTGACAAAGGCGCACGAGGGCGCCCTCAAAGTGCTGGAGGACAAACTGAACGCGACACACAAGGCCGAGCTGGAGAAGCTGGACGCGGAGCTAGTGAAGACATGGAAGGAAGCGGAGGCCAGGAAAGCTAAGCTGGAATACGAAGAATCAGCGGCGGGTAAGGCGGCGGCATGGGAAAAGAGCAACATCGAACAGCGGAAGCTCACCGAAGCCGAGACCGCGACCCCGGAAGGGAAACGGCTTGCGGAGGAAAAAGCCACGGAAACCGCCGCCGCTGAACAGCTCAAGGCGCAGGAAGAATCCGAAAAGGAGCAGGTCGCCGCGATCACCAAGCAGGCCACAGTCGCCTCCGATGCCGCCGCGCTCGCTGTTACCGAGATCGGCGACTCCACGAAGGTCGCGCTCGACAAGCAGGCCGAAGTCGGGCTGTCCGGTACAGCGGAGATCAGCGCACACTTGCAGACGGTGGCTGATGAGCTCGCTGGCAACATGGACAAGGCGATCGGTGAAGCGAAGATCGCGCAGGACGAAGCCGTCGGGAAGGGCGCCGTCGCGGAAGCCGAAGCGTCCGCGCGCACATCGAAGATCGAATCTGAAGCGAAGGTGAAAGAGGCCGAAGCGCAGCGTCAGCTCGAACTCGCCAAGGCTACCGCGAGCACCAGCGCCGGGTCCACGACGGGGGTCAACATCGAGAGCCTCGTCATCAGCGCCGCCGGCATGTCCTCGGCGGACATCCTCAACGAGTTTGCCTGGTCGCTGAAGACCGGGGCGCTACCGGTCGCCGCCCCTGTCGCTGTGCCAGCGTAAGCGTCAGCGTTCTTGCGCGTACCGCTCGTTAGGCTGCTGGTTGTGAGCCCTCCAGCCCGCTGGCGCAGGGGTTGGCTTCTTCGCCTTCTTCGGGTCTCAGGGGTGCTTCGACCCCCGGGTCGCCGGCGGGCAGCTCTTCCCATTCCCTTTCCAGCCGGTAGCGGAAGCTCCACGAGCCGACCTTGTGGACAAGCAGTTTCGCGTTGAGGCGGACGGGTTCGCCCTCTTCCGAGTAGCACAGGCCGAGAGTCATGGTGCATTCCGCCTCGTAGGGCTGCCCCCACTTGAAGCACGAGGAGGCGACTTTCTGGTCCTGTATCCGCCAGATGCGGTGCCCTTCGCGTTCCGCGTAGTCGTCGGCGAGGACCGCGGCCGTGCTGGTCGAGAGCGAGCTGAGCCGGTGTCGATAGACGCCGTGCGCGCTGGCCGGGGCGGCGACGGTGAGGGTGAGGGTGAGGGGTAGGGCGAGGATGGGGGCTAGACGCTTGAACATGGTCAGCGCCCTTCCGCAGAGTTGGCTAGTTCTTCTGCGTGGCGGTGCTTGATGACCGCTTCAGCTTCGTGCTCTTCACCTTCGATCTGCTTGTCGTGCTGTTCGCGTTTGGCTTCCTGGATTGCGGCTGCCGATCCGCACTTTTCTTCGGCGGCGACTTCGATTGAGGGGCAGCCTTTCGACACGAGGGCTTCGTCGTGCTTCGTAGTTTCTTCGGGGGTCGCACATCCCGCGAGAGGGACGGCTAACACGGTGGTGGCGAGTAGTGCTGCTGCTAGCTTGGTGGTCATCGGACCCTCCTTGTCTGGGTTCGGTCGGCCCCCGGCGGCGTACACCGCGCGGGGGCTCTTACATGGGCCGGGGAGCGTATCAGAGTATGGAACCGCGACGTAGGAGGCCCCAGCATGAGCGTCCCCCTAGCGTCCCTCACACCACCCTTGATGGGTGGGTTTCCGCAGGTGCCCCTGCTCGATAGCTGGCGTCGCGAAGAAGATCCCCTCTCTGGTGATGGTCGGTGGCGTCAGCTACCGTGGGCGCTAGGTTCGGGGGCTCTCGGTGAAGGAGGACTGCATGGATGGGCACCAGCCGAAGTCTTCCCCGATCTTTATGGGGCGCTCTGGGTCCCTGGCGGCGAAATCTCAACGCCGGCCGTGTCGTGCGAACTCCACGATCTCCCGCGCCTCGCCGAACGGTTCATGCGGCTGTGGCTGTGCCTGGCGCCCGCGACCCACTCGGGGTACGCTGTCGCGGTCACAGAAACTAGCGTGGAACGCGTCTTCACGCTGACGATCGAGAAGTGGGTCGATGGCGCGAAGAGCATCCTCGGCTCGACCACCGTCACGCTCGCCGAAGGAAGCGTCGTGGGCGCCACGGTCAACCTCGGCACCGTGCGTGCATGGTGCGACGGGGCAGTCGTCGGCGAAGCGTCAGACTCGACGTACACCAGTGGATATGTCGGGATGGAGGCGGAGGGGCCAGACCAGCGGTGGCAGAACTTCAGCGCAAGCTCATGGGCTGGCCCCGTGTGGGCTTTCAACTACGGTGGCCTGGCGTTCGGTGGTGTCGATCCGGGTGCAACCTACCAGCTTCAGGAACTCCCCGAAGGCATCGGGACACCGGACTATGTGACTGGGGATGTGCAGCGCGCGATCGAGCAGGGCGAATACGCCGGGGTGGACCTGTCGCCGGGCCGGAACGTCACGGTCAAACAGATAGCGCAGGCCGCGACAGACGCTGAGCTGGACGAAGCCCGCCAGGCGTTCGGGGATGTGCTGAGCCCGAGGGGCTCGACTGAGGAACCGTTGTATATACAGCTCGCGTCGGGGTTGTGGTGCTGCATGGCGCGCCCCCGGAAACACACGCCGGTGATTGATGTAAACACGCTGGTAGGCAAAGGGACGGTGCTCGCCACACTGTTCCACGCGACCGACCCGCGGTGGTACACGACGCCTACCCAGTCCGCGACGGTGGGGTTGCCGGAACCGGGTGGGATCGAACCGCCGATCACGCCGCCGGTCACGATCCCCGGCGGCGCGGGTGGCCTGATCGAAGCGGTGAACGCCGGGGGCATGTACATGTACCCCCGGCTCACGTTCACCGGGCCGTGTTTGAACCCGAAGGCGAGCAACCTCTCGCTACCTGGCGCACCTAGCATCCAGTTCGAAGTCTCCCTAAATCCCGGCGACACGCTGACGGTGGATATGAACTGGCAAAGCGTGATCCTTGTGACCGCCGGCTCGACCAGTGGCAGCAGTCGGCGGAACACGGAAATGGCCGGCAGCGAATGGTGGAGCTTTCCCGGTAAGAGCACGAACCTCGTGGAGTTCACCTCGGAAGACTCGACGCATGTTGCTGGCACTTTGACGGTCGAATGGGCTTCGGCCCGCCTGGCGCTCTGATGAACCCGTTCAAATACCTCGCGAGGGATCTCCTCACCTGGGCGCCGCTAGACCCGCTGCCCTACCAGGGAGTGACATTCGGGAAAGTCCTTGACCAGCACGGCCCGTGGTCCGGCAAGCTCCCGCTCCCACAAATGTGGGACGCGGCGACCAACACGTTCCTGTTCGACTGGAAAGACGCCACTCGTACTAGTCGCACAGCGCTGTTCGTAGACCTCCAGGGCACGCTCGTGTGGGGCGGCATCCTCTGGACCACCAACTACGAATCGGACGACCAGACACACTCCCTGGCCGTGGGGGCCACGGAGTTCGGGAGCTACTACCAGCACAGGTTGCAGGCCGACAACTATGAAGACACATGGCCAGAACCCGGCGAAGACCCCATGAAGATTATCCGGCGGGTCATCGAAGATGCCCAGGCGGCGGAAGTGGCGCCGCGGAAAGTCATCGTGGGGCCTACGACCGGTTCGCTCACCGAAGAGGAAATCCCTGGCCCCGGCTACATCACCGGCTCGAAAATCCCGATCGTGCTGCACGGCCCCGAAGGCTTCGACGTGTTCGTCCAGTACCCCGGCACGAGCCTTCAAACGATCGACTCGATAAACAGCACGCTCACACAGATCGGGTACGGCCCCGGCTACGACTTTAGCTGGGACGTGGAATACCTTCCCGGCACGAACATACCCGCCGTCCAGCTCAACCTCTATCGGCCGCTGAAAGGGCGCACCGCAGAGGAATCCGGCATCGTGATCCTCGCCGGTGACACGGTGAAATGGACATGGCCGGAGGACGGCTCAGAACAAGCCACCGAAGTGACCGAGACGGGCTCGGGCACGGGGGGCTTGGAGCCCGCGCATGCGACCGCGAACTACCCCGGCTACCCCCTCTCACAGAAGGCGACCGCGCGGACGCAGATCACGACCGAGGGCCTGCTTGAGATAGTGGCTCTCGGCGACCTCGCGCTGTATGGGTATCCCGTCGTCTCCCCGGTGATCGTGCTGGCCGCGTCGCTGCCGGACACCCCGGCGCAGGAACGCAAGACACTCGCGTTGGGCGAATACGATGTGGGGGACAGGTTCACGTTCAAGGTCACACCTATGGCGCAGGGCGGCCCACACACCGACTATAGGTTCCCCGAAGGAATGGAGTGTGAACTCCGCATAAACGCGTGGACGTGCACGCCGGCTGACCACGGGCTGAGCACCGTGCAGTTGACGTGCGGCCCACCACCGCTCGGGTACGTGCCTCCTCCACAATTGCCGCACTGATGCCCGCTCCTACTCCACCCAGCCCCGGCAAACAGCTCTTCGATGGCATCAACCAGCAGCTCGCGCAGATCAACTCGTGGATCAGGACGTTCAGCGCAGACTCGGGATGGATCAACCCTACCCTGCTGAATGGCTGGAAACAGATCACCGCACAGCCCGTGGAGTACCGGCTTACCAGGAACGTGGTAAGGCTACGTGGTGTCGCGGAGGAAGGGACAGCAGCGAAACCGTTGTTTGTTCTTCCCGAAGGCTACCGGCCCACCATAACCGAAGGCTACGTTCTCTACAACGGAAGGGAATCCCCGGCGCGACTTGTGATCTTTTTCAACGGGGAAGTAGTTATTGAGAGTTTTGAAGGGGTGGTCGCCCTGTCGGGTGTCACCTTCACGATCGACTAGGAGACCTGCATGGCACTAACCGGGTGGGCTGTAGACGAACTCAAATCAGACGCTGAGGTGATCCGCCAGTCGATCGGGTCACTGATCGGCTCGGCCGGAGGGCTAGTGGCTGCTGGCGGCTTGGAATTGAAACAGAAGGGCACGCCGAACATGAGTGTGCAGATCAAGGGCGGCACTCCAGCCGAAGGCGGCTTGTGGATTCCGGGCTACACCACCTCAACGGGGCCGTACTACTTCCAGAACAGCGCCACCTATGAACAGGTGATCGAAGCGTCGGGGGCAGAGCCGCGGGTGGACACGATCGTGGCGCGGATGTATGACAACGCGGTGGATTCCTCGGGTAAAACCGAACCCGTGTTTCAGGCGTTGAAAGGCGTGGAAGCGTCGGGTACGACGTTGGGGAATAAGAAAGGGATCGCGGCTGTCCCGAAAAACTGCTCTGTGCTCGGCTATGTGCTTGTGGAAAAAGGCGCATCGTCGATCGTGACCGCCGATATTGAACAGGCTGCGACGGTGGTAGTCGGCGGCGTGGCACCTCCCGCCGAATCCGTCACGGACTCCGCAGTGGTCAAAGGCCGGGCGCTAGTCGAGACGGGAAACTCCTGGAAATCCCTAGCCTATACTAAAGGTGAAACGATCACGCCCAACGCGAGCCGGGAGACAGCGGTCAGCATTGAGGTGCTAGGGGAAGACAACGAACTGGTGGCTATTCAGGTGTCGGTCAATGGTCAGTCCGTAGGAGAAGCGGTAGGTGGCCCCATAGAAGGTAGGCACACCCAGATAGTTTTCCCGACGATCGTCCCGGCCAATCAGACGCTGAAAGTGGGCGGCTCCTACACGATCATCAACATCAAAGCCCTTACGCGCTAGTCAGCGTCTGGTTTGCATCGGGGCCTCCAGGGGTTCCGGTCATGCCCCCGGCGATTACAGCTCGCGCGGGGGCGCTTTGCGATGGGCAGGGGAGCGTATCAGAGGATGGAACCACAGGCAGGGGGGTCGTGATGCTGACGCTGAGACTGGAGACCCATTGCAGCCTGCGACCATGATCCGCTGGAATGACGACAGGATGGATGACCTGAAGCGCCAAGTAGATGGCATGGCGCCCACGGTGCAGTCCGTGGCGGTTCTGCGGGCGGAGATGGCGACGCTGACCCGGGACCTGGAAGCAAATAGCCGCGGCCAGGAGAAAATCGCGCAGCAGCTCGAGCAGGCGCAGCTAGAGCCGTTGACGCGCTCCAGGAACCTACGGTCGCAGGCGCTCATTGCGATCACGGCAGCGGTGATCGGAGGAGGTATAGCTGTTCTCGGTGCTCTGCTCGCGGGAGCGCACTGAGATGAGCACCCCCCGGATACTGGTCGAAGGTGGCCCGGTTGATGTGCGTACCAAACACATCCTTGCGGCGCTCCTCGGGTTACTAATCGGTGCGGCCATCGCTATCGGGGGCTTGGCTGTCACCGCGTTGAAAGCGTCCCATGATGCTCACCTAGCGATCCAGGCGGTCAAGAACAGCCGGCGGGAAGCCACATTGCGGACGTGCGAGGAAGACAACGAACATCACCGCATCGCGCTGGTGGGGGTGGAACGCCTCGCGTTGAAGATCACAGCCGGCCGTACACCGGCCGAGGTTCGGGCCGCGAAACAGACTCTTGACGAGTTCGCGGAGGCGCTCGCCCCGAGCTATGACTGCGCGGCACGCGTCCGCCTGCTGACCAAACCCTGAGCTACACGCTGACGAACAGCGCGTCGCGGAGTTCTTGCACGAGCTGTTCACCGTCGCTGATCCCGCCGGTCCACCTCGAGACCCGCTCGCGGAGCTCGGCGGGGATCTCCAGATCCCAGCGCATCGCGCTCGCGACCAGTGTCGCCAGGTCCTGGCGGATAGTCCCGCGTAGGGCTTCCAGGGCGCGAGCGCGCGCCAAGTCGTCGCTGTTGCAAAGGATCGCCGGGCGCAGCACGCCAGGCGCGACTTCGAGCAGCAATCCGTATGTGAGCGTGGTGGACATAGCACAGATTGTAGACGGAGAGGGAGACGATGATGCTCGCGTTCTTTTTGACTCACTGGTTTCAGTACAACTATCTCCCGCACGGTGAAGCGTGGTACCGCGCGGCGGACTGGCCGAACGCGATGATCGGTCTCGTTCTCGTCCCGCTCGGCTGGCTGTGGAGCAAGACAAAGTTCTGGCCCATTCGGCCGGTGACGAAAGGCATTGAGCACCTGCACGCCAAGCTCGACCAGCACCACAAGGAGCTGCACGCGCGTCTCGATGCGCATGAGGAGATGCACCGTGCGCACGCTGAGAAGCTTGACCGGCTCCTCGCCGCGCAGGGCATCGGTGAATCGCCCGCTGTTCACACCGAGCTACCGAAGGACGAAACGACATGAACGTGGCCGCTGGGATGCCGCAGGGCAACCCCCTCTCCTCCCACGCGGCACCCAGCGGTCGCGACCACCAATGCCGAAGGAAAGAAGGCGATATGACGAGAGTCGAGCGTGAACACTGGCTGACAGAGCACAACTTCCACAGTGTGGATGCGATTGTTGGCGCGGCGGAAGAGGGCGACCGGCCGACGGTTCAGCGGTGCGCTGCCCTGACGCTGAATGAGTCCTCGGGTGGCTTCAACGTCTATGGCCACGAAGGGGCTTCCCCCGAGCTTTACGGCCAGGGCGTCACCGAGGAGAACTACAAGGGCATCTATATCCCGAACCTGTGGCGGGGCCAGAATGGCATCGGCCCGTGCCAGCTCACCTCGGCCGGATACCAGCACGACGCCAACCGCCTCGGCGGTGTGTGGAATGCTTTCTGCAATTGCCGGGTGGGCTTCCGTCTGCTGCACGAACTGATCGAGCGCTACGGCGTTTGGGCGGGCGCGATGCACTACAACGGCTCGGGGCCAGCCGCCGAACGCTACGCCGACGAGTTCATCTCCCATGAACGAGCGCTGATCGCCGAGGGGCTGCGGTGATGCCGTTAGTCAACGATCACTTACCCCCGGCGCCGTTAGTAAACGATAAGCCCGGGCTGTGCGCCGTACTGCCATTCCCGGTGCTCAAGCTCAACGCGAGCGAGCCGGTTGTGCCGCCGCGCGAATACGCCACCGTTCGCCGCCCGGAACCCCTGGCGGCCTAACCAAAGGAGAAGGAACCAGTGTTGAAACTGCCATCTTGGGCAACGACGATCCTCGGCCTCGCAGCCGGCTTCCTCGCCGTCCTCAACGAAGTCGCCTTCGGGTTCAACCCCACATGGCGTGGCTACCTGAGCGTCGTGTTGATCTTCCTCGCCGGCCTCGGGATCAGCCCGTTGGTGGGCTCCGCGTTCCGCGCGGCGTTGCATCTCTCGCCGGCGGCGAGCTTGGCGATCAGCTCAGGTCTTGCGGCGCTCGCGCTTGCTGTCCACACGTTCAGCCTCTCGGAAGGCTTGCGTGGGGTGTTGCAGGGTGTGTTGGCGTTCGCTACCGCGATCGGGTTCGCTCCGGCGGTCAACGTTGCCACGCTGTCGGCGAAGTCCGCGGTGCGTGTTGGGGTTGGCGCGACGCTGCTGGTGCTCGCCGTCGGCGGTTCGCTGTTCGTCGTGCTGTGGGCGGTGGTCTGAATGAATCCCACCATCGGCCGCATCGTCCACCTGAAGCTCTCGGCGCACTGCGCGGAGGAGGTCAACCGGCGCCGCAACGACGCGAAGGGCGGCGAAGCTAGCGCCCGGAAAGACGGCACTCAGATCCACGCGGGATTCCCTGTCGCCGAGGGTGACGAGTTCCCGATGATCGTCTGCCGCGTGCGGTCGGAGACGACCGTCAACGGCCAGGTGTTCCTCGACGGCAACGACACGCTGTGGACCTCCAGCGTCGTTGAGGGCACGGAGCCCGGCACCTGGCATTGGCCGGAGCGCGAGGAGGTGACGTCGTGAGCGTCCTATTCCACAGCGAGCGGCTGGGCGCCGACCTGCATGGGGGGAAGCTCCCGGCTTCACCGCTGCGCGCGGGCACGATCTGCTACACCGACATCCGTCCGGCGCTCGCCAAAGCCGGGCTCATCCCGACGATCCCGGAGCTGTTTGGCCACGGCCACGACTTCCCGCAGGGGAAGTGGCTGATGCTGGGCAACGGTCCACTCGGCGGTGAAGAAGGCACGCTGCCGCCGAACTGGAAGGCAGCAGCGGAAGGCGCCGGCAACTGCACGATCGCTGACTGCTTCCACACGCTGATGGAGGCGGAGAAGAACGCGGGCAAGCCGCTCTCACCCGTCGATGCGCGGTGCGCTATCGAAGCGTACGAGGCCCGCACGCTGGCCGCGAACGGCACGGCGTACAACCCCGAAACGGGGGAAGGCGACACTGGTCTCGAGATTCAGGCTGTCATCGAATGGCTGCTGCAGGAGGGGTGTAAGGACGCGAGCGGGGAGGCGCACAAGATCGCGTACTCGATCGCGCTGGAGCCGGGCAATGTGCAGCACTTGTGGGAGATGGTGTTCTTCACGGAGAAAGTGAAGATGGGGCTCGTGCTCTGCGAAGCGCAGATGACACAGTTCGACGCCGGACCCCAGCCGACATGGGATTACGTGGCGGGCTCCCCGGAAATCGGTGGCCACGACACGCCCGCCGTCGGCAAGCTCGGCCTGTTGAGCTGGGCCGAGGACGTGTACTACACCCCGGCGTTCATCGAACACCAGAACGACGAGAGCTACGGCATCCTGCACCCCGAGCAGTTCGAGACAGACGGCAAGGACTACGAGGGCTACCAGGAGGGCGACATCGAGAAGCTGATGACCGAAATCGCCGCAGAGAAGCTCGGGGAGCTCCGGGCTGCCGCATGAGGTTTTTCAAACGTTTCGCCGCACTAGAGCGGCGTGTAACCGCAATCGAAAGGGAACAAATGAACGAGAATGAACAGGTCACCGCGCTGGAAACCGCTGTCGGCAAGGTCGCCGAAGACCTCGCCACCGCAAAGACCACGTTGCAGACGGAGCTGGACGAACTCCAGACCAAGATCAACGAAGGCCAGCCCGTGGACCTCACGAAACTCACGGCAGCCGTGGACGCGCTCGACCCGGCCGTGCAGGCGCTGGGCGCCCTCAAACCCGAATAGGGCTCATGAGCCGCTACCTTCAGCTCGTCGAATACGCCGACCCCAAGGAGTGGCACGGCCCCACGTACGCCATGTTCGAGGGGGAAACCCGGCGTACTGAAGGCGGGAAACTCTGGTGTCGTGTGTGGTGCCTGTGGCACGGGTGGGGATGGTTGCCCGTGCGGGCGCCTAGCGCTTAGCGATCCATCACTGGACTGTACCCCGTCGGTGCGACGGGAAAGCGCCTGCGATCGGCGGGGCGTGACCGGCCCGGGCAGCGCCCGAGGCACAGCTAAGAGGAGGTATCGATGTCATCGCGGCTGTACTCACATCGCTCGTACTGGCGGCGCTTTTGGCGCCGGCTACCCAACCCGGGGTACATGCCGGGGGCTGCCGCTGCGTAGCACCGGTTCCGATTTTGGGCTCACGATCGTGGAGGCAAAATCGGAACCACGGGACTGAACACCCGGTCAAGCATCGCCACCGGAGCGTCTTCGACCGCTTCAACCTCTGCGTAGCCAACCACGAGGCCGGCGAACCGGGCTCAGAGTCCCCGCGCACCGTGGACTGGCACATCGTCGATCCGCCCTACCAGGGTGGTTTCCAGTGGGACCCAAGTACATGGGCTGCTGCCGGTGGCCTCCGGTACGGCTCAGCGTCGGGCGCGAGCCCCGAAGACCAGACGCGGGTCTTCGATCACTACGAGCCGGGCGATCCCGGCGCATGGCCGATGAGCGTCCCGGCGTGCAGCGGATAAGTACCAACGTTGGTAAAAACGAACAGGAGGATCACCCATGACTAAACTCATCGCGTGGTATCGCAAGCGTCGCATCTACCAGGCCGAGGCCATTCTCGGCCTGAGCCCTGCGGACATCGACTTCATCGTGGCGCACCGCCGTTGATCGACTTCGGCCGGCGCGTTGAGCGCGTCCAAGTCGTAAAGTAGACTCGGCGCATGCTTGATCGGCTGTGGGAGGACTTCTTCGGGGTGATCGATCGGTTGGTGGATCGTGCGACCGAGGCGCTCACACCCTACGTTGGCGACGTGTGGGCCGGGACGCTGGTGGTGTGCTCCCCGATGTTCGGCTGCCTGCTGCTGGTCTGTCTCGTGATCGACCTTCGTTGAGCGCGTCCGGTGCGGGGATGGTATCCACGGGGGGATCTCGGGTAGTGTTGGTGTTGCGAGACTTGTGCGCGACCATTGGTTGCGCTAGGTTATCGCCATTGTTGCTGCCACCCTTCCCGTGTTCTAGCGCGGGAATGGGTGGCCTTTTTTGTTGGGTGGGAAACGCTATCGGTAGTGGGTCAGTTTGAGAATCGGCCCCATGGGGGTCGTTGAAGGGTCTACGCTGCGCGGCATCCATAGCCAACAGCGGCCCCGGCGCGGGCTGGAACCCAACGCCGGAGCCTGAGCACAAAGGAGCAGTGACTCCCCTATGCCTGACCAGAACCCTACCCCTGATCCCGTCGCCGAAGCCAACGCGATCGAGCGCGACGTGCTCTACCTGCTGACCGGGGGCGACTCCCCGCTCTGGTCCGTCTGGGACCTCGCGCGCGCGACCGAGCGCGGCAAGTGCGTCAAAGACACGATCCGGTCCCTGCGTGTTAATGGCCTCGTCAACCAGACGAGCGACGGCCACGTGTTCGCCACGCGGGCCGCGTTCCGCATGGTGCAGATCGTCGGCGTCATCAACTGACGACGCCCCGAGCGGGGCGCCGCGCTGCCGTCCGGGCGTGGCGCCCCACACCTCGCCGAGCTATGCGGGTACGAGCAGTCTGAGCTGATCAACGCACGCGGCGGCATGCGGTGGCGCGGCCTTCTTTGCGCCCGGGGGCACGACCTGCTCTATGTGCGTCGCTGCGACAGAATCCTCCGTGTAGAGAATCCATGCCTCGGCGAGCGCCTCCGTAAGTTCGTCCAGGGTCTCGCCGGATGCGAACAAGCCGGGATGGCTTGGGACCTCGGCCCAATACATGCCGTCTTCGCAATGGACCTGCGCCTGGAGCGTTACTTGCTTGTCCTGCACCGTGTAGAGCCTCCGAGTTCTCGTCTTGGCATCATAGACCAGCCTGCTTGCGTATCGACGCGGCAAGCCCAGGACCGTAGTCTCGGCCCTTGTGTCTCGGCAAAGTGACTCCAAATCTCGGGCTGGGGGGTACGGGCGGAGAAGCGCCCTGGCCCCAAAATGATGGGTCGGGGGTAGCACCCGCCCCGAACTCGCCCGGGAATCACAGTTAGGTTGCGGGTCGCTTTCTAGAGGC